CGATAACCTCAGGATCAGCAAAGGCAAACTTAACCTTAGTGGTCTGACCCTCACGAATGACCATGTAAGAATCATTCTTGAGATCAATATCAGGATCATTCATCATCCCAACACCATTCAAGAACTGAGGCAGGTCATAAATGCCAAAGTCTTTCTCAAAACTTTCATCAACATCTGCTTCTGCAAGAATGTTCTTCATCACAGAAATAGTACGAAGTTTGGTGCCCTTCTTGACCAGAATAGACTGGTTGATTGAAGAGAAGTTTTCAAGAAGATCGATTGTTTTATCAGAAAGTTTCATATCCACGCTCAAGTTTCTCCTGGTCTAAGCCGCTAAAGTGATAAAGAAGAACAGCATAATGAATAATCTTTTGGATATCCATCTTTGCAGTTCCTTTCTTGTCGTAGCGAGATGCATACTTCAAGATGTTGCTGCGACAGAATGCCTCAGCGTCTCCGCAGGAATTAATCAGATCAAGAGTCTGAATCCCACTGCCAGAGTTATAGTGGGCACGATAGGTGCCACTGATGTAGTCCTTAACTTCTTTAAGAATTACATCCTCATTGAATTTGAAATGACTCCGTGGTTTGCTAGTCGGCACATCTTGTACTGGCCAAGTAAATCCATCGGCAGTGATTTCTACATTACCAGTAGGAGGTTCAGGAGTGTATTCAAAACCTCCATTCTGTTTCACCCATTCTAGAGAATCTCTCTCATCATCGGGAGTAATCATTTTACCTTCCTCATCATAAAGTTCGTCGTATAATAATGCCCATGCATTAATCATTCTACCACCGTAGTGTCAGTTTGTCCAGTAATGGTTGGTTCAACCTTGAAATCAACATCTCCATCAACTTTGTCATAGAGATCCATAAAGGCACTCTTAGTCTCTTCATCGAAACGATTCAGACAGACTTGGATAGCTTTCTGCTTATCCTTCCAGATAGCATATGCACGAGCAATGTGGACCAGACGACGAGTGGAGATAACTTCATCCACACCACCATCATAGAAAGTCTTACGGATGATGTCTGCCCAATCTACAAGACGCTTACAGAACTCAGTGTCTTCAATCAGAGAAGAGAGAATCTTCTGCTCAGTAGCAGGAGAAGGATAGGACTGCTCAAAGGTCACAGGGAAACGCTCAAGGAACGCTTCATTCAGCACATTAGTACCGATGAAACGACCATCATCAGAACCCTTACCTTTGGTGTTAGCAGTGGCGATGACAGTGAAACCATCAGTAGGAGCAACCCACTTACCAATCTTCTTCAAGAAGACACCTTTGCCTTCAAGAATAGACTGAAGACACATGATCTTGTTAGATGCCAGGTCAATCTCATCTAGAAGAAGTACAGCTCCCCTCTCCAGAGCTTCGATGACAGGACCATTGTGCCAAACAGTATCGCCATTGATAAGACGGAAACCGCCAATAAGATCGTCTTCGTCCGTTTCGATGGTGATGTTGACACGAATCAGTTCCCGACCCAACTGAGCACAAGCTTGCTCAACGGAGAGCGTCTTGCCGTTTCCAGAAAGACCTGTGATGAACGCTGGATAGAATAGACGGGACTGAATAATTTTTTTAAGATCACCGAAGTTGCCAAACTTGACGAAGGAATCATCTTTCTCTGGGATAAGGTTCTGTTCGATAGCAGGTTGTGCAGCAGGAGCTTCGTAATTCTTCTCCAATTGCTGAGTAACGGTAAGGTTCCACTTGCCAATGCCTTTCTTGTATGGCAGAAGATATTTAGTAACAGTCTGATAGGTTACATCATGCTGAGCACAGTATGCTTTGATGTCTGCAGCGGTAATTTTAGAACCGTAGAGATCACGAAGATTGTCAAGGAGTGATTGAGGATTCACTTTAGCTTCAAAAGGCATTGGTTTGTTCTTTGTTATGTAGTCATTATAGCGTCAAAACTGGGGTGTCAGACGCGGAGTGGACACTTTCTCAAGCGACCAATTCAACGAATTCAGACAGAACACGCTTGTTCGTCTTCTTACTTGAGAGAGACTTCTTAAATGCGTTCTTGATTTGAGCCTTAGTTGCCTCTTCGTCTACTTCAAAATCAACAGAAGTTGACAGTGCCGTTGCTGCCAGAACGAAGTAGGTATCATATCCCATATCTTTAATAGAGAATGACCTCTCTGACTTCCATTGCTTGCGAGCTTTCTCACGAGTATCAAAATCTGGAATGTATGTTGACAGCATACTAGAGAGACCACCATCCATAACACGGAAACCAATAAAGTTTACCTCTGGGAATGTTTCTTTCAGGTCATCAAGGAGAATCTTGGTGAAGAGATACCAGATACCAGTCAAACGAATAGTGCTACCAGTTTTCTTATTACGCAAGAATGTCTGATCATGGATACGGCGACAGCGAATTACTGGATCATTCTCCCAGTCACGCTTAACAACAGCGAGTCTAGAACAAGGATTTGCCTCACCATCAGTCAGAATAACACAGTTGACCTTTTCTACATTGAACCTCTTCTTAAAATCGGGAATGATTTCATGAAGTGTCAAGATAGCTTCATTCAAAGGAGTTCCTGAGAGACCCATACGGGGAGGTGCAATACCCCAACCATTTGAATAAGACCATGCGATACGCCAGAGATTCCTCAGTTGCCTCTCACACTCTTTAGTATTGACCTTGCTAGTCAGAAGATTCATCATAGCAAAGTCATCAGTGATGTGAATCGTATCCTTTTGCTTTTCAATATAAGGAATTTGTTCGGAACGATAATGCCACTCATTAGTGAAGGCATATACATCGTATGGAATATTGACCTTACGGCAGAACCAAACAAGATTGTAGAGTTGTTTGATAGTGTTCTGCAGAACATGTGCCATAGAGCCAGACCAATCAAGAACAAAGATTAGACCATGGTTCTTACCATCAGGAATAACAGTAACCTTCTTGAATAGATCTTCATTGTACTTGTAGGTGTGGAGTTTAGACATGTCAAGAACTCCAGTCCTGCTAGTAGTAGCACGAGCATAGTTACTTGCAGACTTCTTACACTCAAATTCTTTTACAAGATAGTTTACTTCTTTTTGTGCATCTCTCTTGAACTTTTTATATTCACCATCAATCGTATCAAAGTAATCGGGAGTCCATTTGTCTTGAAACTCTGCCCAATAACTCTCAGCGTAGTCATGGATAAATTTGTTTTCAGCAATAATGTGCTTCAAATCAATCTTACCATGATTCAGATATACAATATCTTCGTCTTGTTTGGAAGCAATATTCCTAAGATTTTGATCAAGAGCTTTGACAGTCTGTGCCTCTTCCTCAGGATGCTCATCAGTATCATGCTCATAACTAGGAACATCTAGGTGGGCAGGATCGTCCTGCTCATGAGTTTCACGCTCCTCAGGATCATCATCGGTTGGCCACTCCTTCTCTTCTTGAATATCTTCCAGTTCTCCTTCACCACCTTCCATGGTGTTCTTAGTCTGAATTTGGATAGGTCTCTCTTCCTGCATCTCTTGCTTATTCTTTTGAATAAATTCGTGGAGAACTAGAGCAGCGTTGATAGCATCATCAAAAGTCTCTGCATCAGAAACCAGTTTGACAATCTCAAGCTCCTCTTCAGTGAAGTCGATATTCAGATAACTACCAACCTTGAAGTGAAGATTAATACGATCGGGAAGAGAGAAGTTATCAAGGTCCTCTCCCTGAAGTTCAAAGAAGTCCTGATCATGAAGGGTGTTGTATCCACGATAGAAGGTCTTGTTCAAACCAGCGTAACGACGCTTCATCAACTTCTCAATGCGAGCATCCTCAGTGATGTTCACATAAGACCTGGGGATATCTTTCCACTCATCTACTTTGTTCCACTCGCGATCATCAGTATACAGAGCATGACCGACTTCGTGAGCAACCAACAAATCATATACATCTTCGGACTGGATCTGCCAGACGGGGAGGGTCAATACCCTACGGACCACATCGAACTGGGCAGTCTCCACATTACGGTGCTCGATAATCAAATTCTCAGTAGCGAGAAGTTTGGCAAGCTTTCCTTTGATTTCGTGAAGCATTTGTTATCGTCGTGTGTATGTACACATTATAAAACCCCCGATGGTGGTCGAGGGTCAGTAGTAGACACTTCTTAAACTGTCTACTATCCGCTTACGGAAGTCTTTTCGTTCATGTAAGAGAATCCACCTTTCTTGGTAAACTCTATTACATTGTTAAACTTGTCGAGCATATCGCTCTTGTGTGAGATAACAAAGGTATTTGAATCTTTGATTACAAATCTAATAATCTTACCAAACTCTTCTGTACCCACAGTATCTAGAGAACTATCAAACACTTCATCCAAGATAAGCAGGTTCGTATTTGCCGAGTTCTTGAACCTAGCAACTTCTCTCCAAGCGAAGAGAAGAGCTAGGTCGATTCTCATTTTTTCTCCCTCCGAAAACGACGAGTACGAGAACTTATCTTGAATGGGGTTCTTAACTGTCTCCGCAAATTCTTCGTCGAGATGCAAGTTGATGTAAAAGTCCATCATCTGCAGATATCGATTAACTTGTAGATTAATAAAAGGTAAGTACTTTTTGATAATCTTTGTCTTAACGCCTCCATCTTTCAGGAGAGAGTATGCAAAGTCTCTGTATTTTACTTCCTCTTTTTTATCTGCTAGTTGTTCAAAGATTTTTTGGAGATCGTTTCTAAACCCTTCTAATTTCTCGTGTTCAGAATTTCTGTTTGATAGCTGACTGGTAAGAGTTTGAATTTCATGTTGTAGATCTCTTGCCTGTTTCTGATATCCAGAAATCCGTAAACTGTTTTGAGAAATTTCATGCGTTAGTTTAGTAATCTCCTGAGTGGTGGATTTTAAAAGACGCTCTTTTTCTTCTTGTAATTGTATCGACTCCTCCAGTTTTTCGTAACCTTCTCTGAGCTCCTTTGCCTTAGATTGAGCGTCTTCAATTTTATTTAGTCTAAACTCTTCGTCAATTGATTGTGTACAAGTGGGGCATACCGTATTCTGAGTAAAGAACTTATGTTCTTTAGTAATGGTAGATACTTTCTGAGAGATTTTGCCTTTTAGGCTACCAAGTTCTCTAAGAGTTTTTG